ATTTTTAAAATATTGTTAGTTATTTACTTATTGTGTAATAATGCGAGGTGCTACATTAATCGTTTGAAGTTCTTGTGCCATTAACTTGTAAGCATATGGTATTTCCACCTTGGAGAAGTGCGTATGATTGTTACACATTTTACATAAGTGTATGGTAGTGTCTGCATTTTCATACATCGCGTTTGCATTCCCATCGTTGTATGATGCAATCATGCCACATTTTTTACATACGAATACGGAATACTTATCTGATACATCAAACATTCTTTCACGGCAGAATTTTGATATACCGTGTGCAATCATTACATCTCGTTCCATTTCTCCAATTCTAAAACCGCCATCTCTGCTTCTACCTTCAGCCGGCTGTCTAGTTAAATTCACCATAGGTCCAATAGATCTGCTGTGTTGCTTGTCTGTTACCATGTGTTTGAGACGCTGATAAAATACAGGACCGATGAAGATGCTTGTTTCTAGTTGTTCACCTGTTAATCCGTTATACATGATTTCGTTACCATAACTCTCATACCCTAGTTTTTGTAATTCGGAAGCAATCGTTTTTACATCTAAATTACCGAAGCTCGTTCCATCTCCAAACATACCAAGCTCCAATAACACTTTTCCTAGCAGAGTTTCTTTGAGTTGTCCAATCGTCATTCGAGACGGAATTGCATGAGGATTAATAATTATATCAGGACGATGTCCGTCCTTTGTGAAAGGCATGTCACATTCGGGTATAATGTTACCAACAGTACCTTTTTGTCCATGTCTCGAACTGAACTTATCGCCATATGTAGGCTTTCTCAAGGCACGAATGCGTACTTTGGCGAAATTGTATCCATCGCCATTTCTACTTGTATAGTTCTTGTCAATATACGACTCTTCATTTGTTCTGAACGTCTTACTTTGGTCTTCATATTTGATAACCTTGGTCAAATCATTTTTATTTTCTTTGATAGGGACGGTTTTCGCAATAATAATATCACGATTCTCAACTAATTGATTTTCATTGATGAATCCTTGATTGTTCAGCTTTTCGTAGTTGCCATATTTGATACTGCGAGTCTTACTGGGGTCTGGTTTACAACGAATAATTTCATCACGAATGATGTTTTTGTCTTCATCTTTTTCTGTATGATAAATAGTTGCCATAAACAATCCTCTGTCGATGGAAGCTTTGTTGATGAGTACACTATCTTCCTGATTATAACCTGTGTGAGTCATAATCGCAACATGAATTTGTGTACCAGAGGGAATGTTGTTCAAATGAATCATATTCATCAATCGAGTATCGACAAGTGGACGAGTGGGATAATTTAACACATATGCAGTCTTATCCATTCGATTATCATAATTCGTTGCATATACTCCCATAGCTTGCTTACCCATAGCACACTGATATGTATTTCTGGGAGCTTGATTGTGATCCGGGAAGGGGATGCAAGATGCAAGTACTCCGAAAATAGTGCTTGGATGGATTTCACAGTGAGTATATTTGAAATAGCCCTCATGTACAGTTTTTTTCATGAACCTATCTTTACACTTCATAGCAATCATACTGAAGTTTTGCTCCTCTGGATCAATATATTCTATGACTGACTCGTTAAGTGTACAACTCGTAATCAAGTCGTTCCACACAAGTTCTTTGTTAGAAAGTTTATCGATGATTTCCTTAGTAATAATTGCCTTGTTATCTCGCACTTTCAATACTGGTCTTGTTAGGCGACCACCATCGTTGCATATGCGGATTTCAAGATACTTGTAATCAAAGATAATTGATGTGTAAATATTGATAATACCCTTGTACTTCTTATCTTTCATGTCATTGTATAATGTGAGAGGGTCTTCTGTGATACCTACCCATGCACCATTGATAAATACCTTGATGGCTTTTTGTATAGATGATATTTCATGAAATGCTTCATCTTCGAATGCAACCACATGTTTTTTGATATATTCGTAAAGGGAGTTACTATTTGTGGGTATAGTAATATGTCCCATGTAACTGATATTTTTGACAACACCAATCGATTGACCTTCTGGAGTTTCTGCTGGACATAAGAATCCCCAGGTAGTATTGTGTAATTTTCTGGGTGCAATTAGTTCACCGCTTTTTTCTAGAGGTGTGTTGATTCTACGCGAATGACTCAAACTAGACACATACGTAAGTCTGTTTAATACTTGCGCAACACCAACTTTGGAGCTGTTTGATTGTTTGATACTGAAATCACCTGTCGACAACGCTCGGTTAATACCATTTTCAATAGTAGTTGATTTCATTATTTTATAAATGTTTGTGGAATTGATAATATTTTCATAATCTTCAGAAGATTTCCATGAACCATTATTGATTTCGCGTACAATATGTTTTTGCATTTCTTTTACCAACTTGTTGAAGTAGTTTCTGAATAAATTATTCAACAACGTACCAGTAAGTTCAATTCGTTTATTGACATATGAATCTCTGTCGTCACAAGGCAATAGACCTTGGGATGTACGAATCAACTTATTTGCCATATATCCTAACAAATATAGCTTTTGTTGACGGGTTTTGCAATGTGGGAACAAATCATTGTTCAATACGTCCATGGTAAACTCATATTTTTTCTTGATACCAGTTTCTTTGTCCATATTCAGAGGAGTATACGCGACGTAACTGTTGATATGCGAAATTGATCTGTCTTCTGACATATAGTTCTTCGCATCAATTACCGATGCTTGTAGGAATTGTAATATATTTTTGTTATCAGGATTGTCTATGTCCAATACAATATATTTACAAATGTCTTTGTCGCTTAGCACACCAAGCGAACGAAATACTACAAATAATTCGATTGGCTGTCTTACGCGAGGAATATTTACGTAGATTCCATTACCAAAACCGTTGTTCTTGGTAGCAACCATCATTTCAATTTGCTTGGGAGAAATGCATTTGTTATCAGGTACCGACTTGATTTCGGCATACCAACTCCATTTTGTAGTATTTTTTCCATCGAAGCAATAAATACGGTTTTCTGCTGCTCTTTCTTGTCCTAGGACCGTCTTTTCTGACCCCTTGATGATAAAATATCCACCGCAATCCATATGACATTCTCCAGTGAGTCTAGGATCAATATGGGGATTTTGTGTAAGAGTACAAATAGAGGATTTCAACATAATCGGCATTTTTCCGATATTTATTTTTGGAATTTTCTTTTCGATAATTTTTTCGTTTTCCATGTTTTCATTGTTGCGAATGATGTACTTGATATTGATATCAATGGTCATGGCGGAGGCATAAGTGAAGTTACGTAACTTTGCTTCTTGTGGCAACATCGTTTTTGTTGCACCGTTGTTTTCATGGATTTGCGGAGGATACAATTTAAAATTCTCAAAAGATATTTCTACATCAAGTAAATAATTGTCTTTTTCTTGAATATAATCATTTTCCGAATGTATTTTGACTGGATTGAACATCTGTATTGTTCGTTGGATTTGATAATTAATAAAATGATTGTACGATTCGATTTGGTGACGTACAAGACATTCTAGATGCTTACCTGCAAAATACGATTCAATGATATTAAACGGTTCTTCAATATAATTTCCAATGTGAGATAATATGCGTTTTTCTACTTCATTTTCTACATCAAAATTGGTGGAACTGATTTTATCATAATCAATCAATGATTCCTTAGTAGATGTACTTTGAAACATTGAATTATCAGTATTGTTTTCGAAGCGAGTCTGGTAACTTCCGCTGTGTGCGGACTCCATCTTGTATTCCATGGTTAATTGTGTTTATATAATTTGCATTCTTTTTATAATCAATTTTTTATAATGGAGTTAAAACCAATATCATAAGTATGATAAATGAACACATATTTTATCGACTATTTGGAAAATTTCCATGATAAAGAAGATACTGATCGAAATATCACAGATTATTATTTGTTGAATAATTATATTTTAACTAACTATCATTACAATAATTTTTACCAAGACCATTTGTATCATATGAAAGCGGCTATGAATCATACTGTATCTTCTCCGAGTAATTTGTATTATGATTGTTACTCTCAATCCACCTGGAACCATGCTACGCCTTCACCGAATAATGTAAGTAATTATGACATTTGGAAAACAAACAACGAATTCAAATTTGATTTTTCGAATAATCAATTGCGTATTGGTATCCCACCACCGGGGTTAAATCCGATTGTAAAGAAAAAAATCAATATTGATACAAATATTAATACCATTAGTGATTTACTAGAGATTATTGAAAAAAATCCGTTTGATAAAGAGTGTGAATACAATATTGATTTGAAATCATTGCATAATATTCAGTTAGAATTGAATAAATTAAACAATATGATTGGAATGACTGATTTGAAGAAAACTATTTTATACCAATTGTTATATTTTATACAGCGTTTACATGAAAGTAAGCATAGTTCAGATTTCAAACATACTGTTATTTATGGTCCACCTGGAACAGGAAAGACGGAAATAGCAGAGATTATTGGTACATTATATTCTAAGTTGGGAATATTGACAAAGAACGTATTCAAGAAAGTAACAAGGTCGGATATGATTGCAGGCTATTTAGGTCAGACTGCTATTAAAACGAAGAATGTAATTGAAGATAGTTTAGGTGGAGTATTGTTTATTGATGAAGCGTATTCTTTGGCGCCTGATTCATCAGATAATAGTGATAGTTATTCGAAAGAATGTTTGGATACGTTATGCGAAGCGCTAAGTAATCATAAGCAAAACTTAATGGTAATTATTGCTGGATATGAAGACGAATTGAATAATACTTTTTTTAGAGTAAATAAAGGTCTCGATTCTCGTTTTATATGGAGATTTTACACTGATTCGTATACACATGAGGAGCTAAATGAAATCTTCCATAAGAAAGTATTGGAACAAGAATGGAAGGTGCAAGTGAATAAAGAAGAATTGAATGAGTGGTTTGAGAAAAGAATGGAGCATTATCCTCATTTTGGAAGAGATATGGAATTGTTATTGATGTATACTAAAATTGCACATAGTCGCAGAATTTATGGAAAGCCTGAAAATGAAATACGCATTTTGACCATAGATGATCTGAATGAGGGACAAGAATTATTTTTAATCAATAAGAAAAAACAAAAAAATAAGATAGACCCAGCCTCTATCTACGCTATGTATGTCTAAATTCGATATTTAGAAATATATATGGCGTAAGAGTATACAAAGACATTATATTTTTACAATATAAAGACATAATGGAAGAAAAGAAATTGTTGAAAATCAATTTATCGGATTTTTCTTTTTCCAATAATAAAACAAAAAAGAGTAAATCAGATAAGAAACCCGAAGGAAATATTCGAGTGCGTAACACAAATGCAAAAAAACAGACAAATACATTAAGAAAAAAATCATTATTGAATCTCATACGTCAACATCAACAAAAACAATATGATACAGAAACGAACTTTAAAAAACACGAATCTACACGTGAACAACAAGCAAATACATTTAACAAAGAATTCGAGGAAGCAAAGAATTATTTGAATACGATTGCTGAAAAACGTTCTTCAAGTGTTTCCACTCCTAGTCATCAAAACCATAATTATACTATAAAACAATATCCTTCTGCGAACCCGACTCCGATGCCACTGAATATGTCGGTAGATACAAGTTCTAAAACAATCGTGAATGAAGACCAAGTTACGTCGGTAGATTCGCATGAACAACCGGCATATGGCTGTTTAAAAAATGGAAATTTACCAACATATCGTAATTATATGAATAAAACTCTTTCTAACAAAGAACCTTTGAAAATAGGAGAAGATGTTGATCGTAGCTCTTTGTACAATGTATCTAAAGATAACAATGTGGGTCAACCATCACCATCTTCGTCGAATTTGGAAACCTCATTTCCTTCTTTATACAATAAACCTGAACCTCAAATATCCATATTTTCAAATAGCGTAAATAAACCCAAAAAACTGAAACAGCGTAAAACCATTCGCAGAAAACATAAAGTAGGTCGCTCTAAGTATTACTCCAAAATAGGTGTATTGGTGTCGAATAGAACAATACGTAATACTATTAGTAATCAAATGCAACAATTAAAAATGGTACCGATTCATGATGTGCGTAGTTATTTGATAAAAAATGGATTTATTAAAGTTGGCTCGAATACTCCTAACGACGTGTTACGTAAAATGTATGAATCAGCGCTTTTAATATGTGGTGAAGTAAAAAATCACAATCCGGACAATTTACTCTACAATTTTTTTAATGAATCTAACACAGAGAATTAATCGGTTGTATCAACGAATATGATATAAAATGAAGTGAAGATAATCAGAAAGAATATTACAGCTAATACTCCATATAACAATTCAAGTGTATGTGTATTTACTTTTGAATACGTATTATTGTATTGAATGTATTTTGGAATATATTCGTTTTCATTCATTTTTAGTTTTGAATTGTTGATTTTTTGCTTCACTGGACTTGCTGGTGGATCTTGTGCATAATAAATAGCATTTCCGTTTCTTGAATAACGCATAATTTCATTATGTTCACTTAGCATAACAAATTGTCCATAATTATATTCTGTACTCGACTCAAAAGTCGTCATATTAGTTATTTGTTTGTTTTTATCATTCATAAAATATCTGTGTGTATACAATGACATAGATATTTTTTCAATTTTGTATACAACTGGTACAACTTAACTAATATTAATACATTTTGAATGTTTTATTATACCATGTATGCAGTCGTATCAGTTTCAATTTATTTTAGTCAGTACTATTATAGTGTATATAGTCATGTCTGTGTATCAGCATAAATTCACTGATAATGAAAAACAAGAAATTGTATTACATGTAAATAAGTATCGTCGTTTGCATGGTTGTCCAGATATGTCGTGGAACGATACTATATCGATGTTTTCGAATAGTTGGGCAACGTATTTGGCGACAAACGGGTTGTTTGAACATAGTACAAATAAAACTTATGGTGAAAACTTAGCGTATTTTCAAGGATACGAAAGCGATGTAATGGGGTTGACCAAAAAAAGTATTGATTTGTGGTACGATGAGATCAAATTGTATGATTTCGATAATCCAGGATATTCTTCAGCGACAGGTCATTTTACTGCGTTAATTTGGAAATCCAGCAAAGAAATGGGTTTTGGGTATGCTTACAATGAATCCAGTAAAATAGTGGATGTTGCACAAAATATTTATCCACCTGGTAATATTTCTGGTCAATATGCTGAAAATGTGCCGCGTTTGATTGCACCTGAACCTGCACCTGAACCTGCTCCTGCTCCTGAACCTGCTCCTGCTCCTGAACCTGCACCTGCTCCTGCACCTGCTCCTGCACCTGCTCCTGCTCCTGCTCCT